GAGATCTGGATTACTATGTTAACTATGACCCAGATGATTACCGTCGTCTGGTCGAAACGCGAAAGCAGAGGAGAATTGAATATGCCGGGTATGAAAAAACCAATGCGTAAAATGCGCGGTGGCATGGGCATGAAGAAGAAGGCTATGCGCGGCGGTGGCGCCATGATGAAGAAGCCCGTCATGGCAAAACGCGGTAAGGCTATGCGGAAGAAGAAGTAAATGGCAACCTCTGGGTCCAGAGATTTTGATCTCGATGTAGCTGAGATTATCGAAGAAGCGTACGAGCGGTGCGGGCTTGAGGTCCGCACCGGCTACGACGCTCGTACGGCTCGTCGGTCTCTGAATCTGATGTTCGCAGACTGGGCTAATCGTGGTCTGAACCTGTGGACCGTGAAGCAGGCGACAGTGAGTCTTACATCGGGCACGGCGACATACACGCTTGATGCTACACACACTGACCTGCTTGAGGTGGTTATTCGTCGGAGTAGCGTGGACTTCCAGCTAGATCGGATGTCCAGGAGTGAATACCTGCACATACCGAACAAGGATCAAACAGGCAGGCCAAGTCAGTTTTTCTACAACAGGCAGATCTCGCCACAGGTTGTTCTCTGGCCTACTCCAGATAGTTCTACTGACAGTCTTATCTATTACTATGTTCGTCGTATCGAAGATGCGGATGCATTGGTCAACACTACTGACGCACCTTTCCGATTCCTTCCTTGCATGGTTGCTGGCCTCGCGTACTACATTGCGATGAAGAAGGCACCGGAGAGGGTGCAGCTTCTGAAAGCGGTGTACGAGGAAGAGTTCCAGCGGGCAGCAGACGAGGATGAAGATCGCGTTGCACTGAAGCTGCAACCGAGCATGCAGTATCTACGGGTGAACTAATGGCGAGGTTTGCTTCAGGCAAAGATGCTTACGGGATATCCGACCGATCCGGTTTCAGATACCGGCTGGTCGAGATGGTCACAGAATGGAATGGTTCCAAAGTAGGCAGAGACGAGTACGAAGCAAAACACCCGCAGCTAGAGCCTATCCGTGTGGGGCCAGATCCGCAGGCCATCCATGACCCGCGTCCCGACCAGCGCACTGAGGTTGCAGTCGCTCGACTCTTGCCGGCTAGCCCGTTTTTGTCGGGTTCTTCGGGGAGCGCAGTGATTACGGTGGTGGAGCCTTCACATGGACGCACGAGCGGGGATACTGTAAGGTTCCGAAAAGCGGAGGCGTTTGATGGATTCACGAAGGCTGCATTGGAGAATTCCAGTGGGTATACGATTACTGTCACGGATTCTAACCTTTACACCTTTTCGGCGTCGTCCGGCACCGCAACCACGGGTGGTCAACGCGGGGGAGGTGAGAATGCGACTGCCGGGCCGGTGACGTTGGAGAAGTAGATGGCATTCACATTTGCACAGCTAAAAACTGCGATACAGGAGTACACCGAAAACACGGAAACCACCTTCGTGTCGAACGTGGATGACTTTATTCGCGCGGCAGAAGATCGAATCTTCTACCTCGTGGACCTAGAGTATTTTCGCAAAAACGCTACAAGTGCAGTGACGCAGAATGATCCATTCTTGTCATTGCCGACAGACTTTCTAGCTTCTTTTTCGTTGTCCATAACGAACAGTAGCTCGAAGGAGTTTTTGCTACAAAAAGACGTGAACTTCATTCAAGAGTACAATCCCAACTCAGCCACGACGGGCACGCCCAAGTATTACGCTAGGTTTGATGTAGACAACTTGATTCTAGCTCCAACTCCTGACAGCAACTACGTCTGTGAGTTTCATTACTTCTATCGCCCTGCCTCTCTGACAGCAGGAGCAGACAGTGGCACAACCTGGTTAAGCACCAACGCTCCCAATGCCTTGCTTTACGGTTCGTTGTACGAAGCGTATATTTACATGAAAGGTGAGCCAGACATGCTTCAGTTGTATGATAAGCAGTTCACCGAGGCGCTTTCGAGGTTGAAAGATCTGGCAGAGGCGAGAGAGAACGCTGACGCTTATCGTAGGGGCTTGCCAGAACGGCCTCGGACATAAGGAGTAGAAGATGGCTACATCCAACGCAGCAACAAACTACCTAGAGCGGAGGTTGTTGCATTTCATATTCAAGAACAACTCGCTGAGTTTCTCCTCGCCGGGTGACAGTATCTATATCGGTCTGGCTACCGCTGTATCTGCGGCAGAAACAGGGTCTGTTACCGAAGCTGACTTCACCAATTATGCGAGGGTGCAGGTTACAGCCTCCAACTGGACGACCATTGGCTCTGACTCTACCGACACGCAGACGGCAACGAACGCCGCCAACATCGATTTCCCGGCAGCAGGAACTACTACTGCTGATACGATCACTCATGTGTTTATCGCGGACGCCTCGTCAAGTGGCAACATTCTGTTTGTTGGCGCACTCGATGCCAGCAGGACGATTGACGATGGCGACATCTTCCGCATCAACGCAGGGAATCTCGTGATTGAGTTGAAGTAACATGGCACTGGTACTGAAGGATCGCGTCAAGGAGACGACCACTACCACCGGCACTGGCACCTATACATTGGCCGGTGCCGTTACTAGTTTTGAAGCATTCTCGTCTGTCGGTGACGGCAACACGACGTATTACGCCTGCACAGACGGCACTGACTTTGAGGTTGGTATTGGCACCTATACGGCGTCTGGCACGACGTTAGCTCGTACAACGATACTTCAGTCCAGCAACAGCGACAGTGCGGTAAGCTGGAGTTCTGGCACCAAGACAATTTTCTGCGCCCAGCCAGCAGAGAAGGCGGTGTTCCTTGATGCTAGTGGCAATATCATAGCGGCCAACGGCAGCGCACTTACCGCGCTGAACGCCAGCAATCTTGCCAGCGGTACTGTAGCCAACGCCAGGCTCGATCAACAGCTACAAGATGTGGCCGGCCTCGCTGTCACTGACGGTAACTTCATCGTGGGTGATGGCAGCAATTTTGTGGCAGAGTCTGGAGCGACGGCCAGAACTAGCCTTGGTCTTGGCACGGCGGCGGTTCTAGACACCGGCATATCCAACACTAACATCCCGAAGTTCACATCTGGTGTGGCGGATGATGACTTTCTTCGTGTTGACGGCACTGCTATCGAGGGTCGGAGTGCCGCAGAAGTTCGATCAGACTTGAGTTTGGTTGCATCTGCTACAACGGATACGACCGACGCAAGTAACATCAGTTCAGGCACCTTAGCCAATGCTAGATTAGACGCGCAGTTACAGGACGTTGCGGGCCTTGCTGTCACAGATAGTGGGTTCATTGTGGGAGATGGATCTAATTTTGTTTTGGAGACAGGTGCCACAGTAAGAACATCTCTTGGTCTTGGCTCGTCAGCTACAGCGGACACAGGCATCAGCAACGGCAACGTAGCTGTGTTTACGTCTGGTGCTGCCGACAACGACTTCTTGCGGATTGACGGCACATCTATTGAAGGTCGCTCGGCGTCAGAGGTTTTATCTGATATTGGTGCAACAACCGCAGCAGCGGCAGCGGACGAAGCCACGGCATTAGCCATTGCGCTTGGGTGATAAGGAGTAACAAATGGCTAACACATTCAAAGTAGTGTCGCATGACGTTATGCCAGCATCTAGCGGTACGCCAGAAGATCTCTACACCTGCCCCGGCAGCACCACCACAATTATCCTGGGGATGGTGCTTGCAAACGTGCACACCAGTCAAGTCACGGTCAGCGTGAAGCTGGTCAGTGATACATCGGGCGGTGGGCGCACTGAAACCAACACGACGACGTTCCTGTTGAAAGATGCACCCCTCCCGGTAGGTTCGTCTCTTGAAATTCTTGCAGGCAACAAGGTGGTCCTTGAAACAACAGACAAGATTCAGATCGACTGTTCTGTTGCTGACAAGGCCAGCGTAACTATGAGCATCATGGAGATTACCTAATGCCGTATATTGGTGCAGGAATATCAAGATTTACTACCGCAGACGGATTAACTGTTAGCGGCAATGCCACTGTTAGCGGCAATGCCACTGTTAGCGGAAACATAGACGTAGATGGTACGACTGATTTAGACGGCCTCACCGTCGCTGGCACTACCAACTTGGACGGTGCCGTAGTTGTAAATGAAAGCAGCGCGGATGCAGATTTCCGTGTTGAAAGCA